CTCGCCGACCTCCCCGAGATCGCCACCATCCGCAGCCACTACTCCGGCACAACTGGCCTCGGCATTCACGACATCCCCGGCATCCCTGGCACCGCTTACGCCCTCTTCAACGCCATCACCCAGCACGCCACCCACGACTCCGGCCGTGCCACCGACTCCACCGAGCGCGCCCGGGCCCGCCTCGAAGCGCTCTGGGGCGGCGCTGCCGCCAAGCGCATCGAGCGCGCCCGCGAAGCCTGCTTGGCGCTGGTGTAGCCAGCACCCTGCTGTGGCCGGCTCCGCCGGCCTTCCTACCCTTGCCCTAGAGCGCCCTCCAGCCGTGCAAATCCCCGACAGCCCTGAGGCACTCTTCGAGCACCTCAGCGACAGCAGCGTCCGCGAGATGTTCTCCAACTACGACGCCCTGCGCCCCCGACACCGCAAGCTCGTCCACCTGCTCCACACCGAGCTCACCAAGGGCGAACTCAGCGACTCGGCCTTCATGGACACGATCGCCTTCATCACCCTGCTCTGGCGCTGCTTCAACCGCACCGCCTGCTTGCAGATCGAGCAGCTGATCGACGACCACGACGAGCTCGAACCTCGCTGGATCAACGCCGCCCTCGACTACGCCCGCGTCAACCAGTTCATCGACGCATGCCTCAACCTCTACGACGCCGCCCCCGACCTAACCGAGCTCGACGGCGAGAGCACCTACCACATCCGACGCACCTTGCCAGACTGATAAAGCCGGCCCTCCCCGAGCGCTGAGCGCCGCCCGGCCCACTCTTCACTCCCCTTCACGGCCCTGCCGTTGCTTTCGCATGGCTTCGCTTGCGTTCGCCTACTACGACCTGTGCAACCCCACCACAGGCACCATCCTCTATCGCACTTGCGCCACCACCTCCGAGATCCTCCAAGCCAATGCCCGACTACGAGACAGCGGGATATCCAGCCGCTACTACCCAGCCGACACCTTCCACGCGCCTCTACTACACGATCCGCGCTGAGGGCGGCTTCCTCGCCGCCAGCCACGCCTCCGACGGTCCACCCATCACGACAACCGCCGCCCCCGAGAGCGCCACGCGCTTCGTCGACATCCTGACCGCCGGTCGCCGCGCCGCCGCGCTACAGCAACTCGGCTGGCGCGACCTGCGCGTCATCGCCATTTACCTCCCATCCACACGCCCATGAGTAAAGCCGTCCCCCCTGAGCGCTACACCGAACTGATCACCCTTGCGGAAGCCCACTACTCCCGCCAAGGCTTCGTCAAGTGGAGCGCCCTGGCCACCGAGCTCGGCCTCAGCCGCCAACGCATCCTCCAGCTCATGCAGCAGGCCGTCGGCCTCGGCTACATCACCAGCGACGACCTCGACCGCTATCGCTCCGAGGCCGCCCGCCGCATGGCCGCCCGCACCAACCGCGAGCTTCGCCGCGACCTGGAGCGCCTCAAGCTGCAGGTCGTGCTCACCCCCGACAATCTCAGCTGGCTCGACGCCGCGCTTGCTGCCGCCCCCTACGGCATCACCCGCAGCGACCTGATCAACACAGCTATTGCACATTTCCGCACAGCCACCAATGCGTAAAGCCACCCTCTTCCGCTCCATAGCCCGCTACTGCTCCGAGCTCGCCCCCATCGCCGGCCCCGTGCTGCTCAGCGCCGCCGACCTCGCAGGCGCCCTCGAACGCGCCGCCCTACCGGCAGCCGCACCACCCGCCAAGCTGCCGGGATCCCCCGAGGACGACTGATCCGCACCCCTTGCCCACCCACATCGACCCTCTGCAACTCCCTGATGACCACTTCATCGAGCGCGCCCGCGCCATGTGCGCGACAAAGATCCCTCACCTGAACCGCCAGGCAGCTGCCGCGCACCTCCGCCGCGGCAGCTACAACGGCACCCCGTATCACTGCCCTATCTGCGGCGACTGGCACACCACGACCTACGACCGTGCCCAAGCCAAACGCTTCGCTCGCCGCTTGTCCCGCCTACTACGCAACTAAATGCAACGCACAAAGCTTTATCAAGCCCGTCTGCAATGCCGCACTATCGGCTTGATGGCATTTGACTTAGAAGATGCTAAGGTCTGTCTGCAAGAGCTTTACCCCAATGAAATGATACTAAGTCTCATACTCGCTCCCGAATGGTGCAACGACGATGACGCTGCGTAGCACCCACACCAAATGACCCTGCACGAGATCGAACTACTAACAGCTATCTACATAGCTGCTTGCTTCCTTCTATTGTTCATCGCCTCCAAACTCCTGCCATGACAATCGACCCCAAAACAGAACAGCGTCGTCAGGACTACCTCGACGCCCTGTACGAACGCAGCGGCCGCACCTGCAGCACCTACACCGGCCTCTATCAAGAGCGCCTCACCGAGCTCGTCCAACGCGACATGCAGGAGATCCTCAGCGATGCCTGACTATGCAACACCCGAGCAGTGGGCCCAGTGCGAGGAGTGGGTGAACAACCCCGTCGTCGGAGCTACCGATGCTTGCCTCCTGGAGCTCCGCACCAGGGTCAGCGCGCTTGAAGACGACAGCTGGAAGCAAGCAGAGAGCGCCCGCTTCTGCGTTGATGTACTGGTCAAGCGCATCGAAGCGCTGGAGGCCAACTCCAAGCGAACTTCTAATCCAAGCCAAATTAGGAGTTCGCTTGTTGAGGATCTCGCCGATCTGATCGCTGTGCAGACCAGGGATCACGGCACCGAGGGCGACACAGCCGCCCGGGCAGTCCTCAACGCTGTCGCCCTCTGGCTCAGCCAACACGCCGGCGGCACCCGCGCCTGCTGGCTCCTCGAGCGCGAGGCAGAGCGATGACACAACACCCCATCACCCCACCGCCGACTGAGCTGGTAGAGCAGTGGGCAGACGAGTTCTACAGCGCACCCATTGCGCAAGGTGATGCTCTCCTTGACATCGCCACCCGTGCCGTCCAATGGGGCGCAGATCAAGAGCTGGAGGCGTGCTGTGAGTGGGTGGATTGGAAGTGGTCGGGAATCAAGAGCAGGGAACTCCGCGCCAGCCGCCGCCACAAGCCACCAAGCTTGAAGGAGCAGGCGTTGGAAACACTGAAATATCCAAAAGATTTTTGGAGTGAAGCTGAGGTTGACACCATCCGCCTCGCCCTAGAGGCTTTGCCCAATGACTGACTTCCACATCGACTCAGAGACCGGCCGCATTGGCCGGCTCTGGTGGTTCAACTCCAACAACGTTGAACGCCTCTGGCTGGGGAATGTCTCGCCTTGGGTCAACAAGTGGTGCATCCGCTGGGGCACCTGTGGCTTCGGCCGCAATGTTCGCGTCTATATGGAGCCGATTGATGACTGACTTTTTGAATCTAAAAATCTCCCAGAAGCAGGTCGTATGCCCCAAACACGGCACGCACAAGCACTACATCAGCAGCGACATCGAAGACCACGAAGGGCACTGGTGCATGTTGTGTTGGCTCGAAAGCCTTGGCCCCTCACTGCCGCTTGTGGAGGAGCAGTCCAATGACTGATCTCTCTCCCGCTGCAAATGCAGTCCTGAATGCCTACATGGATAACTGCGGCTGGCTAGATGGCCCTATGCAGAGGGATTATCAATGCGTTGCTGCTGTTCTGCAAGCTGCTGCTGATCAGGTGGTGCCAGATCAACAAGAGCCAGCCAGCTCACCGCACATGGGCAATTTCATCACCAATGCACGTTGGCGCCAATGCCAGGCTATCCGCAACCAACTCCTTGCTCTTGCCACTGAGCTTGAGCCCAGTAATTACGCCCTTGACTCACTAACCGAATGAAAAACAACACCACCTTCACAATCAGCGTCACCATCGCGAGTCTCGCCGCGCTCGCTTTCATCCTCTGGGGCCTGCCACAACTCGGCGTCTACAACCGCACCCTCGCCGGTAAAGCCGCACTGATGGAAGCCGAGAGCACCCGCCAGGTGAAAGTCCTCGAAGCCAAAGCCAAGAAAGACTCCGCCTCGCTCGAGGCCGAAGCCGAGATTGAGCGTGCCAAAGGCGTCGCCGAAGCCAACCGCATCATCGGCGACTCCCTCAAGGACAACCCTCGCTACCTCCAATACCTCTACATCGTTGGCCTCCAAGAAGGCAGCGAAAAAGGCAACCGCACCATCTACGTCCCCACCGAGGGCGGCCTCCCTATCCCCACCCTCGGCATCGAAAAGTGACTTCCATGGATTACGACCCCAACTACCTCGTCTATCAAGTCGGCTGCATCGAGTGCGGCGTCAGCTCTTATCCCATCAAGACCTGCGCAACCCTCGACGAAGCCAAATCCGTAGCCACCTCCCACCCCAGCACCTGGGACACCGAGGGCGGCGAAGGCTACGTCACCATCATCGACCTCCACACCTGCAAAACCGTCGCATGAGTACCTCTCCCATCGACCCTCACTTCCGCGTCGAAGTTTTATCCCGCACTGAGCACCCCCAAACGCTCTGCTGGTGGGCCATGCACCAGGACTACTCCGAGAACTTCGTCTTTGATGAAGACCCCCCATCTGAATCCGAGGCCGGCGCCCTCATCGTCAAACACCTCCTCGCCGGCGAGCGAGGCCACTACGGACCCCTCGAACACCCCGCCATCACCTTCAACGTCGGCGGCTTCCCCCACTCGGTGATGCAGCAAGCTCGCACCCACCGCGTCGGCGTCAGCTTCGACGTTCAATCCGGCCGCTACACCGGCCGCCGCATCCTCGACGTCTGCACCGGCACCCGCGACGCCGAAGAAGTCTTCTACCTCCGTCCCGTCGGTACCTACCGAGACCGCCAAGGCAAGAAGTACGACTACACCGAAGACCAGCGGATCATCCACCGCATCATCTGCATCGACTCCGCCGCCCGCTACAAACTCGCCATCGAGGCCGGCTTCAGCGAAGAGCACGCCCGGGACATCATCCCCTACGCCATCCGCCAGGACTTCGTGGTGTCCTTCAACCTGCGCTCACTACTGCACTTCATGGATCTCCGCGCCAAGCGCGACGCCCAACTCGAGATCCAGGCGCTCTGCGATCTGATGTGGCCTCACCTCGAAGCGTGGGCCCCCGAGATCGCCGCCTGGTACGCCGCCTCGCGGCTACACAAAGCCCGCCTTGCACCTTGAACCATGACTGACAAACCCTATACGTTCGCTGACCTCCGCACGATCGTGCCCGCTGCAACACCTGCTTGGATACGAGTTATCGAAGTGTACGTAGCCGAACAAGAAGATAAGTCGCTAACCAAAGAATGGACAGACGAAGTAATTCCTGTTCTTGCGTATGCAACCTTACCCAATGGAGAAGGTGCGTTTCTAATTTATTATAACGATAGGTATCCATCAGGACCAACATGGGTTACTCGATATACAGGCCCAGATCGGTACACGGACTCATCTAAGGTCCGCATAGAGTTGAGTGTAGGTAACCAGCCCATAAAGGGGGCATCTTGTGAAATTACAGAAGGTCATAAATATGTCTCCACAGATGTAAGCCCCTTCGAGCCCGGCGAATGTCTTTGGTGGGTTCTCTGATATGGCCTCCCCCCTCCTCATCACCATCCGCTCCACCCCCGACGGCTACTACCACTGGGAACTACACGACGGCCCTGACGGCGCCTTCACCTACGCCGGCACCGCACCCCTCCTCGAGCGCTGTTTCGAGGACATCATCCGCGCCCAGTGGGCCCTAGCCGAACATCTCACCACGTGACAACCCCCTGCCCCGAGTGCGGCACCACCCACACCCACGTCATCCGCACTGATCACCTCCGCAACGGCACCATCCGCCGCCGCCACGCCTGCCGCTCCTGTACTCACCGCTGGACCACACTCGACGGCCCCCTCCCACCTCGCGCCGCCCCCGCACCCCGCTCAAGTCACCACAGTTGGATCGGCCTAACCGAGAGCGACATCGTCCACATCCTCCGCTCCCCTCTCTCCGACACCGCTCTCGCACCCCTCTACAGCTGCAGCCGCCAATCCATCTCCAACATCCGCAGCGGCCGCAGCTTTGCCACAGTCCGCCCTGACATCCCCCGGCGCTCTCCGCGCCCTCAGTACTCCGCGGACGGCCCCACTTGCGCCAGCTGCTCCCACTGGAGCGGCTCCCGCTGCGGCTTCGGCTACCCCGAGGCTGCCGAAGACCCCCGCTTCGCCCAAGACTGCGACCTCTACTTGGCCGCATAACACCATCACGCTACCGTCAATGCTCCTCTCCGACACCGAGATCACGACCCTGGCCACCGAGGCCGGCATGATCACACCCTTCATTCCCGCCCTGGTCCGCACCCGCCGCGACGAGCGCCGCGTCCTCAGCTACGGCCTCTCCAGCTACGGATACGACCTCCGCCTCAGCGACCGTGAGTTCCTCGTCTTCCAGCCGCTACGCGAGCCCGGAACTAACAACCACGCTGTGGTTGACCCCAAGGACTTCAATCCAGCTCACCTGAAGCCTGTACCCCTCCACAACACCTCCGAGGGTGATTCGTACTTTGTGCTACCCGCACACAGCTACGGCCTTGGTGTTGCCGTCGAATGCTTACAAATACCATCAGACATTACTGCACAATTCATCGGAAAAAGCACTTATGCACGCTGCGGAGTAATTGCTAACTTAACGCCCGGAGAAGCCGGCTGGAAAGGGCACCTCACACTCGAATTCAGCAACAGCTCTGACTCTCCCTGCCGCATCTATGCCAACGAAGGCATTGTCCAGGCGCTGTTCTACCGCGGAGCTCCTTGCTCCACCTGCTACGAAACCCGCGCCGGTAAGTATCAGGACCAACCCGAGCGCGTCGTAACCGCACGCATCTAGCCAACTTCAATCTCACCCGTATATTCTTCCGCTAGTCTGAACCTATCGGAACACTTACGCCCAGTGGTTGATCGCGTCTACGGCCCCGACGGCCTTAACGAGCGCCAACGCATCGCTGCCAACTTTCTCGCGCGCGGCACCACCATCCGTGAAACCGCGCGCAAGATTGGCGTCAGCGAAAAGTCCGTCTACACCTGGCGTCAGCGCCCCGCCGTCCAGCAAGCCATCTCCCGCATTCAGCAGGAACTCCTCTCCGAGACCGGCGGGATGAACATCAGCACAATCCCCGCTGCCATTCAGGTCCTCGACAGCATCATCAACGACGACGGCGCCCGGGCTGCCGACCGCATCTCCGCCGCCCGCACGCTGATGAGCGGAGCCCAGGCCTACCAAGAGCGCCGCATCCTGGAGCGCCAAATCGCCGACCTCGAGCGCCAGCTCCTCCGCCTCACAGCGCCCGCCGACGTCGACACCACCGCTGTACCTCCGCCGGCTGAAGACCTCGATCCCGACGACCTGCTGCTCCCCTCTGCCGACCCCGAGGACTTCGACAGCTGATGCCGTCCGTTTCCACCCTGCGCAAGCGCGTCGAACGCCTCCAAACCGAGCTAGCTCGCCGTCAGGCGCGGGCTGCCCTTTACGAGACCTCCACTGCTACCTCGCTGCCTAGCGTCGATCGCTGGCCGTCGTTCGCACGAGGCACCTGGATCCGCACCAGCGGCACCGTCGCCCCCTTTGATCCCTACGAGTACCAGATAGAGCTCATCCGCTCCATCAACGCCAACCCCAACACCCTCGTCAACAAGTCCCGCCAGACCGGCGTATCCGAGACCGTCTGCAACTACCTGCTCTGCCGCGCCCTCACCGAGCGCGGCTTCGCTGCCGTGATCTTCAGCAAGACACAGCAGGACGCTTCCGAGCTTGGCCGCCGCGTGCGCGCCATGGCTAACAGCCTCCGTGGCGAAACCGTCCGCTACCTCACCGACAGCAACACGCAGCTCGCCTTCGAGGGTCGCGGCACGCTGTACTTTTTACCCGCCTCACCCCGCGCCGCTCGCGGCATCCCGAGCTGCTCCGTCCTCTTCATGGACGAGGCCGCCTTCCTCGAGGGTGCCGCCGAGATCTACCGCGGTGCCATGCCCACGCTCTCCATGGTGGGCGACGCGGCCAAGGTCATCGTCGTCTCCACCCCCGACACCGAGCTTGACTGGTTCGGCCAGCTCTGGCATTCCGACGAGGGCGACTGGAACAAGGTCGCCATCCACTACTCGCAGCACCCGATCTACGGCGCTGACCCTGATTGGGCCCGCCGCACTCGCGAGTCGCGCCGCATGACGCTCGCGGCATGGAACTCCGAGTACGAGCTGCAGTTCGGTGCTACCGACACCCAGATCTACCCAAACGAGCTGATCACCCGCGCTTCTCGCGGACATTGGCGCGAGTGTGGTTCGATCAATCGCAGCTACGTCATCGGCATTGACCCCAACGCTGGGGGCAACGATTACTTCGTAGCAATGGTGCTGGACATCACCACTACGCCTTACGAGATCGTTGGTATGTACCGCGAAAACGGCAAAAGCACAGACTATAGCTTGAAACATGTAAAAACCTTGATTGAGGACTACATGCCGCAGCGCGTAATAGTAGAGAAGCAAGCGATGGGTTCCGTGATCGCCGAAGCGCTACAACATGTGTTACCAAACTACGCCATTGAGACGTTCAACACCAGCCGCGCGTCCAAGACCGTAGCCACCGACAGGCTTCTGTATCTGCTCGAGCGCGACGAGCTGGTATTCCCTCCCGGCATCATCGCGGACGAACTCCGCGCGTTTCAGCAACAGGAAAGCGGCGCCCGTCAAGCCGTAAGTGGCGCCCACGACGACACTGTCATGGCGCTCGCCTTCGCGTGTTCGCTAATCCCCGAAACACCTGCTACTGCTAGCTTCTTCGACAACATCTAGCACCACCGCTACGCTCTAATCACCGAGAGCGTCGGCAGAGGAACGCCTCGCAGGTAACTCAGGCGGCTATCCATCCCTGAGTTGCTTCGCCTATCCACAGGCGGATGGCGTGTTCCCGGTGTGGCGACCACCAGCTTTGCTGTCTGAACCAATGCTGCCAGTCGAGCTCACTGCCTTTGGCTCGATTGCACGGAGCACAACAGCAGACCAAGTTCGCCCGGTCTGTCCGCCCTCCCCGGCACCGAGGCCGGACGTGATCCAACGTGTCCCCTGGCTGCCCGCAATAAGCACAAAGGGATCCCCAACTACTGAGGATCCCTTCGCGGAATTGCTGTTTGGCTTGCCGTTTGGTCAGGAGACTTGATCCATCGATCCGATGGTCAACCATGCCCTGGGAGGTGGCTGCACCAGCCTACCCAACCATCCGGCTGTCAACTCCTGCACAGGTACGTTACCAGATACCTATATCGGTTACCAGATGCAGAATCACGTTACCAGATACAGATATCAGTTACCATATTCACTTGCATCTGGTAACCGATATCTATGATCTTTTGCTGCATACCGCTACTCTGAGCACAGCTCTCCCCGAGCCTGTTTGTGCTATGACCACTGCATCCTCAGACAAATACCGGAATGATGGTGCATTAGTTAATGCGCTAACGGGCCTAGGTGTACCCGCAAAAGATAAAACAACCGCTACAAGTGTCAGCTTTCAAACTCTGCTGACTGAAGCCGAACTCGAATCCCTATATACCAACGGCATCCCTCGTCGCTACGTCGACTGCATTGCTGACGAGATCCTGCGCCACCAACCGAGCATCGCCCTAGGCGGTGACGCCGCCGCAGACAACGCCGACCTTCTCACTCGGTTCAACCAGTTCCTTCAGGCCACCCAGTTCCACTTCGCCCTCGCCGAAGTCATCAAGCTTCAGCGCCTCTACGGCGGCGCCGGCCTTGTGCTGCTCATCGACGACGGCGGCCAGCCCGATGAGCCTGTCGAGATGGGCCGCATCCGCGCTGTCCGCGGATACATCCCGCTTTCGCGACACGAACTGATCCCCGAGGACTTCTCCATCACGGACTACTCCCGTCCTTCGCACTACCGGATCACCACGTCGCAGCGCATTACCCCTGATCAGACCAGCGGCTACGTCAATATCCGCGTCCACCACACCCGCGTAGCGCGCTTCGACGGCCTGTACCTGCCCTGGAATCTCCGCTCTCGCAACACCGGCTGGGGCCAGTCCGTCCTCCAGCTCGTCTGGAATGCCTTCAAGCGCTACGAGACCGCGATGTCCGGCCTCGAGTCGATGACCTCCGATTCAGACGTCTTCGTTCACAAGATCCCAGGCCTGTTCAACCGCATCGCCGCCGGCAATGAGTCCGACCTCCGCAAGCGTCTCGAAGCCAACAACCTCAGCCGTAGTGTCTACGGCGGCATGGTCGTTGACGTCGAAGAAGAGATCAGCTTCATCAACCGAGCACTGAGCAACATCGCCACCGCCACTGACCCCTTCATCAAGGATCTGCAGGCAGCTACCGGATGGCCCGCCTCCATCCTCATGGGTGATAGCCCCGGAGGCCTCGGTAAAGAAGGCCGATACGAAGAGCGTGTCTGGGCCTCTCTCGTTGAGCAGTGGCAGGAGGTCTACTGCCGCACCCCAATCACCGAGGTCTTCACCTACATCCTCGCCTCGCGCGAAGGTCCAACCCGCGGCCGCATTCCCGAATCCTGGTCCGTCCTTTTCCCCTCTGTCTTCACCCAGACCGAAAAGGAAAAGGCCGAGCTCCACCAGCTCAAGGCAACTTCAGACGCGCAGTACATCCAGCTCGGCGTCCTGAACCCGCTGGAAGTGCGCGAGTCCCGCTTTGGCGGCACCGATTACTCGATTGATACAAAACTCAACGAAGCTGTCACCGAGCAGCTCATCGCCAGCACCGACGCTCAATTCCAGTCGCAGATGGCGGGCTACGACGCCCAACTGCAGGCCGCCACGCAGCCTCCGGCACTCCCCGAGGGCGAGGAGGAGCCTGCCGCTGAAGGTGGCGCTGTCCTGCCCCCTGCCGAAGGTGGTCGCGGCGACTTCCTGTTCGACGACGCCGACGGCCTTCGCATCGCCATCACCCACCGCCACGGCGATGTCGTCGCCGGCCCACTCGTCGGCCCCGACGGGCAGCGGATCGACAGCAGCGCTGCCGCCCCTGTGCTGATCCTCGGTACACACCGCACCCGAGTGCGCAAGCTCTACCGAGCTCGCTTCGCCCTCGACAGCGCTATCACGGACGGCCCCTACACCACAGGCTTCAACTCACTCCGCGCCGCCAAAGTCGCCGTTCAGCACTTCTTCCCCGGTCAGAATGTGGCAGGGCTATCTCCAGTGCCCGACGCCGAGGCTGACGCCTTCCGCGCCTACAACGAGGGCTACTGACGATGACGCCGCGCAACACCACTCCCGAAGGATTCCGCACCGCGGCTTACCTAGCCACCAAGGCACGCCTCGACGCCCCCGCCCGCAGCCGCACCGGTAAAACTGCCCGCGCCGTCGACTGCAACCCACCCAACGTCAAGTGCGGTGGCCGCTGCATCCCGCCTAGCTGGGACTGCCGGCTCAAAGGTGAAGGTGTTGACCCTCACCTCCGCGCCGTACGCACCGACCCCGTCAGTGGCCTGGCCAACATCGAGCGTGGCGTCAAACGCCTCGGTAAAGGCGTGCGCAAGGGCAGCTTCTCCGAGATCGAGGGTGGTAAACGCTCCATCGTCCGGGGCATTGTTAAGGCCATCCCGGGCGACCTCCAGCGCAAGCAGGCGCTCCAGGCCCAACTCGAGCGCCGGGCCGGCGGCATTGCCCTCGGCCTCAGCATCGTCGGCTTCGGCCTCTTCAGCCACAGTCAGCTCAAGCGGGCACCCTTCTACCGGGACGGCGTTGGCCGCCAGATCGATGACGCCGTAGCCGCCGGCATTGGCCGCATCCTTGACGCCACCCCAGGTATCGCTGGAGCTCGCCGCGAACGCCGCGCTGCTGGTGCCGCCGCTGCCAGCGCCGCCGTAGCCCGCGCCGCCGGCGAAGCCGCTACAGGCCCGGCTGCCCTCCGCGAATCGCTTCTCCGCACACCCACCGAGCTCGAGCGTCGCGCCACCGATTACGCCAACAGCCGCATCCTGCTGAATCGCATCAGCTCTGTCGACGTCGATGCCGCTGGCCGTGGCACCAACGCCGAAACCTGGCGCCAACAGAGCCTCGAGGCCTTCTGGGGTACCAAGCGCACCAACGCCGCAGGCGCCGGAGATGGCAGTACCTTCTCCGAGCCCGCTACCCATGAGTTCCTCTCGCGGCAGTTCGGCTTCCGCCTGGGCTCCGGCGCTTCCGACACTGACGTACGTCGGCAACTCACTAGCGCACTGAACCGCGAAGCAGCCAGCCTGCAAGCCCTGGCCCGTCAACAAGGCGTCAACCTCAACGACGCCACGCAGCGCAGCACTTTCTTGAATCGCCTGGTCGGACCCAGTACGGACAACTTCCCCGAGAACGTCCGCGAGCGCGCCGTCGGCAACCTCAGCCAGATCCTTGGCGCCGCCCCTCGTAGCCGCGAAGCCGCTGTCAGCCGCACCGAGCTCGCCAATCGCCTGTACCGAGAGACCCGTGACGGGTTCGACCAGTACTTCGGCCGCATCGCCGACGAAGTGCGCCAAACCCCGGGCGCCGCTATGCCCACGGAGCAGCGCCGCGCTGGCTACGGCGACCTGATGAACAGCGCCCGCATCGGCCACTCCCGCTACCTAGCACAGCGCCTGGCAAAGCCCGCGAACGTCACCGGACGCATCGGCCAGGGCCTCAGCGACGCCATCTCCAAGGAGTACTTCGCCCGCCAGGTCAGCAAGAGCAGCACGTTCACACTCTCGGATCGCGAAACCCGGGTTGCCGCCTCCGAGCTCGCTGGTCGCGACATCACCAGCCTGAGCGACGCCACCCGCTACTTGCAGCAAAACGGCTTTGAGCGCCTGGTTCCGGTACAGACAGCGGGTCGCGCTGCGACAGGCGCAGCTCCTGCAGCTACCACCTCACCCCGCGGCCGCCGCAGCGCCCAAGCGCAGATCACCGACATCGCCCGCTCGCTGCGCGAGGCTGCTAAAGGCCGCGGCGAGGACATGAGCCTCGAGGCCTCCTACCGTGCCGCCCGCGCCGAAATCGCCCGCCGCCAGCGGGGTGACGCCCTCCGCGACGACGATGCCGGCAAACCCTGCGGCGAAAGCCACATCCCCAAGTCGCATGAGT